CGATAGCTTTCGTCGTGCTGCCCTTCGTGATCGTTGTTCGGCAATAATCATGGGCCGTCCACGCATGTTGTACCTACGACAGTATCGGTTTCCGTGTAGGCAGTCGCGTCCACACAGAGCACGCAAAGCGTAATCAGGTCATGGTCCACCTTCAAATCTGTCCCGTCCTGACGGAACCATACATCGTCGACAACCTCAACGACTGTGGCACCGAGGTCGATCGGGCTCCCTGTGCCCTTGGCGCAGCCGAGCACGCAATACTTGTCTGTTGTCAGCTCGGCTGAACAGGTACTGTCCCCCGATCCGCTACCGCCTGCACTGCACGTTGCGTTCATGCCGTCCGGTACGTCGATCTCTAAGCCCGCCATGATTGTCTGCCATTGAGGCGGCGTACATGGTGCACACTGTTGGGCGTACATCGGGGCTGTTGGGACCTGTTGTTCCAAATTGCAACTACCGCAATTGAATCGAATGTCAAGGACAGGATCTACGGCGACCGGTTCAACGTTAACCACGTCCCAACCGCAATCCCCCTCATTCCAGGCAAGTTCTGCGTCATTCCCCTCGCAGGTGTACTGCGCGATTTCCGACGACGACGACGACGGCGTTGGATCGAATGGCCAGTCACATACATCCAAGGCCGCAAAACCGGTTATTGATCCACCGGCTCCGCACGTACCATCCGGCAATGTTGCCTTCGCCCGCATCGGGCGCGGATTGGGAACCAGCCAGCCGTATGTCCCGCTCGCCGTTTCGCAACATGGCCCAGGCGAGATGTGCAACGTGGCGTACTCGTACTCTGCATCGCATGCCAATTTTCGATACGAAGGATTGCGGGTCGTAATCGTGCACTCCGATTCGCTTTCATCTTTCTTGAGAATCGTTACTTCACCACTACTGCGGCACGATATCTCGCTTTTGACCTTGACTTGCCGCGTCAGGCCGTAAGGAAACGAAGGCCGGTAGCTTTCTTCTGCGCAGTCCCGTTCCACCTTGAAGCAATCGTCGGTAATTGCCAGCAGCCATGAATCGCGGTCGTCGATGTAGATGGGGTCTCTGTCTGTGTCCTCCACGTAACAATTCGCGTCGGGGTCCCATTTCATGGGCTGGACCCGTTTTTGCGTATCGCCCGGTTTGATGCACTCCAACGCCTTGACCATCAGCGGCTGGCACTCGTCGTACCGTTGGACCCGCATCGTGCCGTCTGTTACGTGGTAGTCGCCGTCGATGATCCAGCCGCAGAGCCCTTCATAAAGCTCGTAGGAGTCTTTTTTGGCACCCACGCGCGTCTGCGGGTCGTACTGCTTGTAGACAAGAGCCACCAGGGGGTCGTCAAGGGTGCCTATGCGACGTTCTTCTCCCACGGGGATCGGGCAAGGGCCGTTCACTATGGTCGCACATGGTTCATCCTTCGTCGGCCTGCGGACCTGCATTACCGTCCGGCCTGCCTGCGGAGTGTACAGACCGCCTTTGTCCGGCCGGTAGCTGTCGACGATTTCGCAGACACCCCAGGCAGGGATTTCCGTATCGCCGGCGTTAAACAGTTCAATGAACCGTTGCCGTCGATGTGGCGCTGCGTCGGGGCCTTGTGCAGGCATCGAAACCCCTTCAGTTCAATATGTCTCGCGTTCGCAAGGCTTGCCGTCCACGTGATACGTAGCAATTGCGATATCGTTCAGGTTTATGTCTTCGTCTTCGTAGAACATGGCGTGTCCCGTCTACATCGTTGGAATGTAGTGTTGGCTCGCCCTAGTCTCGGGCGTCAGCCCGCGGCCAATCCGATACTTCAACTGGGCGATGTTCCCGGAGAGATCCATCCGCCTGGCACCAACGAACGGCACGTCCATCTTGTCTTTGACGGTGTCGAAGTGATCCTTCCAGACGTCTAGATAGACCTGAACTTCGCTTTCCAGTGTTGCCGAATTGTCAAAGGTCCCCGTCTGCGCGCAGTCCGTGTAAGCGATACCGTCGGCCGCCCACAGAAACGGCAGCGATAGCGACCATTCGCCACTGCCGCCCGTGCGGCTGACGGTGAATTCCTTGCGTCGCCACTTCAGGGTCGCCGGGTCGCGCAAATGGAAACTGGTGTACAGGTCGATGTCTGCTTCCTCGACACAGGTCCCGGCTTTGAATATGGGATAGTCGAACACAATCATACGGTGCTCTTTGTCGAAACGCCAGTGTTCGTTGCCGTAGATCAGGCAGTTGGCCGTGTTGTAGTAATGATCCGTGTACGGCCACCAGGTTCCCGCTACAAGGCTCAGCGGGGGTTCGTACTCGCCCGAGATCAACCGCCGGTAGTCCAGGTCGATGTCGTCAAGGCTTGTTAGTTCTATCGGGCTTCCCTCGTCGTCATCCAGCGGCAGCGTCTGGGGCACCTCGACCTGATAGCAGCGGAATACCGATTGGAAGGCCCTCGGCCGGTAGCCCTGCGAAACGCCCGAGAACAACGTGGGCCACTCCTTTTCCCAGCCGAACGATGGCTTGTACGAAAGGTCGTCGATGGGCACGTAGGAACCGTCCAGCTCCAGCCCGACGGCTTTGAGCGACAACTTGCAGGCGTACCACGTCTTGGCGCAGATGGCGCGGATGGTCTCCGGCCCGCCATCAAACGAAGCCTGGAAAAATGGAGTTATCGCTGGCGTGCTGGTATAGTCAGATACCTTTTCTCCCTGTCCCGTTTTGACCAGCGTGTACGCGTCGTCCTTGGTGCGGACGACATGGATGGGAAGATACTTGGCCAATTCGTCCAGCGCCTCGTTGACCGGCGTGCTGTCCCAGTCCACTTCCGGCTTTGCGTCGGCGAGCGAAGCCCCTGCTGACTCGCTAACAGCCGCCATCGCCGCATCCGCAAGCTCGGACGCTGTGGATTCGGTATCGGAGTCGATTGTTCCGTCACGGTATCTCCTGTTGTAGTGGCCAGAGATGCGTGCCGACGGCCATCGCGCGCGGCGGTCCTGGATACGCATGACCCATTCGCGCTTGCCGTCGCGGTTCAGATAGCGGAGTGTAGATAGATCGGGGACCACGTCGGAAAAAGTGACGGTGTCCCCGGCCTGGATGATAAGTTCACCGGATGACGCAGACAGGTCGCCGATCTGAGGAATACGGATACGGCCAGTACTCGGTCCCGTACCTCTCCGCAGCGGGAAATCCAGCCCGACAATAGGGACTCCCTGAAATGACGCCGTCTGCGCCTGAGCCATGCGTTATTTCCTTAGCCCTTGATGTCCAAAAGCAACTCCGTGTTTTTGGCGGTCCCGATAACCGCCGTCCCCGTCGCGTTGTCCCGAATCGCCAGCGTCATTTGTACCGTGAAACGATCGCCGGCAACAAGACCGCTCGGGTTGATCGTAAACGTCTTGGTCGCCAGCGTCAGGCTGTTGATGTCTTCTGCCGCCGTCGTGACTAAATCCGAACCGGTCGGGTCCCCGTCCGCATCCAGCTTCTTGACCTCAAAGTCGAGTGTCGCGGTTGTGTCAGCCACGGTTGTGACCATCCCCGCCCTCGCCTGAATCTGGACCGTTTCACCAGAAACGTACTCAGGCGGAAGCTGAAATTCCCGCTGGCACACGATACTAGTCACGGCCCCATTGGCCTTCTGGTCGGCTGTCCTCAGCGAGATCGGATCGGTGCCCCACGTTCCCCCGACAAGTCCCGGTACGACACCGGCCGCTGCCGCGCCGAGGTGCGCAGGGTTCGTCGCAACCGACAGCCAGCCGTCCAGCGACAAATCACGCTTTGCCCCATCGTCCTGCGTGAAAAGGGAACGAGCCCACGATCCGGTGCAAATACCGGCACCGGGGATCACGAAGGCCGTGTAAGTGAGTGTCACAGCACTCCCAGATATGACTCCTGTAGCTCCAGCCATCGGTTTATCTCCTATTGAGGAAGGACAAATGTGTAGTTGGGCACCTCGAATACGTATCGCCAGGATGCCGGGAAATAGACCCAGTCCCGCCCGAGGTGCAAAGGCTTAGCCACTTTTTCTTCTCGCTGGTCAAGGTGTTCGTACTGCGACGGTATCAGCGGGTTCGGCGTGGCACCGGCAAGGTAGTAGCCCGAGAATCCAAGCGAGTAGCCTTCCTGGACGATCTTCTGGGTTGTCTTCGGCCAGATAGCATACGCCTGCGGCTCCCCATTGACAATGTTCTGGGATCGCCACCATGGCCCAGTCGTACCCGTATTTGCAATATTCTCGTGATACTGGATTATCTCGCTCTCTTGAGACGCCCAGATCCCCGTCACCGTGATCTTGAACGCCCGCTTCACCACCATTTCTTCCATGGACCCCACGGGCCAGTCCAACACGCTGACGCGGGGACCAATTAACAGCCTCCAGTTGGTCGGGTCCATTACGTAACGCGTCGCCACATCATCCGGATCGTACAGACCGAATACCTTCTGATTGTACTCGTAGGCGCTGCGCAGCTTCTCGATTTTCGTACTGATTTCCGCCCTGTCGTTTCCCAGCAATAAGCCACTCAGCACTGCGGTCGTCGTCGATGTGTCGCGCCACCCTCGTTCCGTATGGTGCGCCTCTTCCTGCCACTGGAAATCAATGATCTCCCCAGGGTCGTGCTCGTACGCTCCGTACTTATACGTGAAAGTGGACATGGACTACTCGTTGCATTGCGGCTCAAGTAGCGACCGTACCTCTTCGAGGTCCCTTGTTGCGTTCAGCAGCCGGGCCGCGATACCGGTTGTTACGTCTGCGATCATCTCGGCAAACCTGGCCGTCGCCTCCGCTGCATCCGCTGCATCCTGTTCGCCTTGGTCGTGTGGCTGCTTCTTGTGGTCGATACCTGTATGTGGAGTCGCCGTATTTGGCATTTGCTCCGGCTCGGGGACCATGCCGGGCGTCATTCGTTCCTTCTGGGGTTGTTGCCGCTCGCGAATGAACTTTAGCGCCTCCTCGTACTTCTCATTCGGCGTCCGCTCGTCCTGTTCCTGCATCTCGCCGCGACGCATCGCCATTCGCTGCTGCTCGTCGATCGTCGGCGGCATGCCCGCCAATTCTTCGTCGGGAACATGCTGCACTTCTTGCGCGGCCGGCTTGTCATACGTGACAGGGTCCCGTCCCTGCGTGACGACCTTGCCAAATACCGCCTCCGTCTCAACAGGCGCGGCGACGGGAATCTGCTGCGACGGCTGAGACGTCTCAACAGGCGCGGCGACGGGAATCTGCTGCGACGGCTGAGACGGATGCAATGGAAGCTGTGGGTTGAACTGCTGCTCTGCCGCCTGTGAAACATCAATCTGCGAACCGCCGCCTTCCGGCAGTAGCCTACCCAACGCCCGCTCAATGCGGATTAACCGCTTTTCAATTTCGTCGATCTTAGCCATTAGCTATTGTCGTTTGTGGCTTGGAATTCCTTGTTGCTGGCGTCGCCGTACGCGCGGCCACCCACCGTGAAGTAAACCTCGTTCCGGTCTTTAATAAACGGCGTTTCTGCCGGGGCCTTATAGTTTGTGATATCGAACTGGGTACTGTAAGCGTTGGCACCGACACTGTAGGCGAACTTGATCTGCGCGGCGGCACCCACGTAGCTCATGTCGTACAAGTCCTCATTGTTTTCGCTCCATGGAAGATGTACGTCCAAGGTGATGTCCCGCCGCGTCTCTACGACGTGGGACAAGGTAAGCGAATTTGTGAACAAGGCCCGCAGGTTGTTGTCGTAGGTCAGATGGAACCCAAACACATCGCGATCCGTAGCATTCAGCGTGAACGTGCCGTCCAGTGCACCGGTATCGTCCGTGTCCTGGAAAATGTACGGCGCGTACATGGCCCCTTCCTGCATGGATGGCTCCGGGCTTGGCCACGCCGTGTCCTTGACCTCCGTCTTTGCAATAATGTGAACTTTCAACGTCAGCAGCTCCGGTACACCGCGCTCGCGGAATTCCGGGGCTCTTGCGAACAGTTCCCACCGGTCCACTCGGCAATCCGCAACCTCCCACCCCACGTCAGACGCCTCCCAGTGGTCGTCTCTGTACACCAGCAGGCCAAACCAATTCGGGCAGTCGTTTGGGTTGAACACACTGCCACCTGCGTCGTCGCCAACAAGGTAGGGCAGCAAGCTCTCAAAATAGCCTGGCGACGGATTCAGCGTGAAGCTGCCATAGATGTAATGCCCGCCCTCGCGCACGCGGCTCGCCAGCGGGTATAGCCCGCCCCAGATTCCCTGCCCGCCAACATGCCGTTCGTGCCGCTGCAGGTTCTCGGCGGGGTTGCCGGACTCCAGGATCTCCAGACGCACGGAACTGCTGTCCCATGTGTAGGAGCTTTCGCCGGGTTCCAGCAGCAGTTTGCCGTAAACACCAAATGCCGGATCTCCACTGCATCCCATGACGTATCTCCTAAACTCTGGTTTCCAGGAACCAAAACCAGACTACCATTCTGTTTTCTGACCAGTTTTCCTGGTACCGCTCGGGCAACTGTTGCGACCCGTACTCTGCCGTACACGGCATCAGCCGTGCGTCCGTCCCGCAGAGCGTTTCCGCGGGTGCCCGCTTATGGTTGAATGCCTTGCGGATAATCCGCCTGTTCTCGGTGCGAGGGTCAATGTCTTCCTGATCCTTCCCGCTGCCCCGGTTGACAGTAATGATGCAGGGATAGCCGATGCGGTCTCTCTCCGTCGTATGCACGTCCGTCACCTCTTGTGCCGGCGATACGGTGATGCCGGCGTGCGTAATCTGTCCGTCTGACGGAAGTTCGCGGACTGCGATTTCGTCGTCGCGGACGCCACGTAAGTCCTCCCCCTTGAGAACCACGACGGTTCTGTCGAGCACCTGCCTGTACAAGCTCTCCGCCATCTCAAGACTCGTAATTCGTGTAGTCGTATTCGCCAAACATTTCCAGCAAACCGGCCCGCCCTTCGCGGCGCTGAATGCTCTCGGCCTCCCTGGCGTGAATCAACGCTTGCTGCACGTCCTTCTTGCCGATGACCTGCTCCTTGGGATTCCGCACCCGGCGGCTCAGGTTGTACTCGGCCATCACTTCCAATGCACTGCGCATCGTCATCGTGTTCATGTGCACCGGATCGCTCACCACGTACTTCACACCGGTCAACGTACTTGCCATGGAACTATCAAGTTCCACATGGGTATCGTCCGTCCTGGTAACGATCACGCGCGCCCCGTAGTACGGATTGTCGGCACCGTCGATATTGCCGAACAGACCCGTCGGCTCGGCCGCTGCCGTCGAGGAGAACCGAATCACCGAACCCACGCAACTATTGGGGAAGGTGCCGCCGGTCAGCGTTACCGTTGTCGCCCCAGCCGTTACCGTCACCGTGCCCGTACGGTACTTCTCGGTGATCAGCGGCCGGGGCCAGCAATAGTACGCGTAGTCGTAGGTCCTGGCTTCGTCCGGGGCCGGGGTGAATTCGATCACGAGGTTATGGTAGAAGTCGCCCGAACCACGCAGAACCGCCTCCCAGGGCGTGGAGGGATTATCCACTTCGTAGATCGACTTGCGATGAAGACTGAGGAAATCCGTCAGATTGATTGCGTACTCATTTGCCGTATCGTACCACTTGATCATGCGACGGAAGTCGTTCGGCAGCGGATAGCACGCACGCAGAAGTGCATAGCTGGTGCCTGCAGCCACATCCGCTCCTGGATTGCTGTGCTCGCGAAGCGTAATGACGGTATCCGACTTGCGATCCTCCACTCGATATTCGACGGAATCAACGATAAGCGTGCCGAATCGCGCCCAGGAGGGCCATGTTCCTGTTGCAAGCGTGACTTCGCGCTCATACGTACCTCCCGTATGGTCGTAGGTAATGCTCCCTGTCTCGTACTGGGCCGACGTGAGAAGTGTCGCGCGACGGTAATAGACGTTCCATTCCGTCTCCTGAGACAAGTCCCGGTACGCCTTAATGATCGACTGCTTGGCCAATCGCAAATGGCGCGCTGTGTCGCGGCTGAGGTCGAACAGATCCAGGATGTATTCGGTAACGTCCTGGAACGTCGGTAGGTCTACCTGCCAGTCGTAGCCCGGAATGTACGGTTTGTATTCAGGCATCGTTCACCACACGGCAAAATATGTCGGCGAGGTAGAACGATGTCGAGCGTGAGGGTATTATTATGCTAACCATGGAGTCTCGGGCATGCAAGAGAAGTACGCATGGGGATACGGCGTCGACGATTGGGCGTATCCGCTCTGGCTGCAGGAAAGGGACATCCGGCACTGGCTGCACGAGCGCCCTAAATTTGCCAGGAAGCCGTTCGCCAAACGCCCCTTTGTCTTTGCCTGGGACCCTGTTTTTGCCTTTGAACCGTTCCGGGAGCGCCGCGGTGCCGGGGAACTGCTAATGCGGCTCTCTGCCGACGACGTTATCGTGACGCAAAGCCCGCGGTCCGTTGCCAATAGCACCAAGGAACTGGAGTCGTTAGTACGCGATCTTTTGGTGGCTGGCGTAGCTGTCCACTTTCTGCATGATTGGCGCGGAACCGATAATCCCCGCCTGCGATGGGACCGCGAACGACATGCGAGACACCGCGCATGGCAGCAACTCGCGGCCCCTTTCGGCTGGCGATGGAACTCGCTACACCAACTTGTTCCGGATCTTGAAGAACGCCGCGTGCTTTTGTATTTGGGAATCATGTGGGGCAACGACGAAGTGCCATGGGGAGCTATCGAGCTGTCCCTGCAAAACGATCCGCTGGCGGATTTACTTAGCATCGACCTATTGCCTCGCCTCAAAGACAAACACTCGCTTTGCGTTCGGGCGCAGTCCCTGATCGAACGCGACTTCGACATCATCACGCAAGCGGATTTATTTCCTTGGGTTGACCGTATTTCGCAATTACCCGTTCGCGCAATTCAGGGCGAATCTTCTGTGGAGCTTTCCTATAACGCTCCGCCAGCGCCGGATCGCGAGCTAATTCCTCCTGAATTGATTCCTGAATCAGATCATCTGCCAGCGGAATGGGATCTGGTGGCCCAGTATCGTGACCTCCATAAGCTACTCCTCCCGTCGCTGTATAATTCCGTTCCCGACATACCGTCAGAACATCATCCGTCGTGCTGACCCATGCCCCTGGATCGTCATAGCGACCGAGCCCGGAGACGTAATACTTGCCCTGCGTGCTGATGCCGGCCGCCCTGGCTTGCTCGAAAACCTGATCCTGAAACGTCCCCGCCATGTTCTCCATGTTCTGGCGGTAATGCTGGTTGAACGCCCGGTCGGAACGGGTCATCATCGCGCCGCGGCGGCAAGCTGTCATGGACGCCCACCTGTGCTCGACACCTTGATCGCGCAGATGCAGGTAGACGCCAAGTTTGGTCAGGTCGCTTTCCAGTTCGTGGTCCAGGTCGTCCCGGAAGCGGGCGAGAATTGACCCGTACGCCGGCCGGCTCCAGAACGCCTGGGCCACGATCCGATCCTGTTTTCTAACGTGAGGGTTCATTTGGATTCCTCGGCTGCGGGAAATGCTTCTCTCACTTTCGCAAGGTATTCCGGGTCATCCACCGAATTGGCCCGTCTCACGAAATCACACAACTGCCCAAGAAGTTCCTGGTTTCCAGGACTAAAGTTTCTGCCATTCGCCTCATTATATAAACGGCGAAGGTCGTTCTCGCTGACCCGGGTGTCCTTCCTCCAGCCCGGAACTTCCATTCTTTTTTTCTCGTGACCATTTTCCTTTTTTTCGTACGAAGGCGCATACTCAATCGCAAAGTCAATACACTTCGCGATCGCATTAAGATCATGCCTGCTAAGCTCTTTTTCAAGCAACAGGCGATTCTTCAGTGTCTCAAGATGATCCCTATGAACTGGGTACGCTGGTGGCAAGATAGCTTCGAGAGTAGGTGTCATTGTTTTTCTCCTACTGTTTGGGTTTCTGTGAGGGTTTCTGTGAGGGTTTCTGTTGACGCATCACCTGCCGTTTCACCGCGCCTTCCTCGCGGGCTTGGTCCATCTCCTGATCGTGTACCTCTTCGTCCTGCCTCATCTCCTGGACGTGACCGGCTGCATCGAACCGCATGCCCTGGGCCTGTTCGGCGGCTTTCATGTGCATGTCCAGTACGGACTCCTGGGCCTTGGCCGCTTGGTCGGCTTGTGCGCCCTGAAGTTTAACTGCCTGTTCGGCCTGCTTGCCCTGGACACCGATGGCTGTCTCCGCCTGTTTGGCTTGAAGTTGGGCCTGCAGTTCAGCCGTTTTCCTTTCCATGTCGAACCGCATCTGCTCCAACTTCATTTCGTGCTCTTGCATCTTCATCTGCATGTCTTGCTGCTTGGCCATTGCCTCTTGCTCGGCCTGCTGTTCTTCAGGCGTAGGACCTTCCTGTGGCTCGGGCTCCGGTAGCAGGTACCGCTCCGGCTTCTGAATGTCAACCGCTTCGCACAAGTCTTGCATGAACGCATTCCACGGGCCTACCTGCCCCTGCGTGGCGTACTCCTGATAGACGGGCAATACGTACTGGGAGATATCCGTCATCGCCCGCAGCCGCTGGTGCTTGTTCGGCTTGCGTGACGAGTTGTTCGCCAGGCGGTACGAATAGTCGCGGACGATCGCCTCGAAATTCTGCCCGCGCACGCCGGCGTCCCAGAAGTGGATCAACTCCGGATCGTTGTCGAATACCTGGGCCACTTCGTGGCCTTCCAGCTCCCACGCAGCGGCTTGACATTCCTTGGTGGCTGTCAACGTGTAGAAATCGTCCGTCTTGTTCGCCATCTCGTCGACGCGGATCGTTGCGTTGCCGCCCATGATCTCCGCTTCCGTGGCGGATCGCATCTGATGGGCACCCATGGCGTAGAGCACGTCGTTTAGGCCGGTGCTCTTTTCAATTTCGAAAATGGCTTCCTTCACAATGGTCCATAATCCCGTATCGAAAGTTGGTTTGTCCAGGAACTTCACCAACTGGTCGATGCCTCGGGCACCGTCCGCCAAGGTTGCGTCGACCTCGATCGTGCGGAATGGCCCCTTCCCGGACACAATCTGCTTTTTGATGTCGCTGGCTGCCGCCTTGAACATTGCGATGTAATCGACGGCCGAACGTGCGATTTTGTCTGCCAGGAATGAAAACGCCCAGTTCACGAAACGTATCAGCCCGATAGCCGGCTTGAAGGGACTGATCGGCCAGATGGACCGGGGGTCTTCCTTGAAGAACAGTTCGCTTACCGGCCAATCGTGTGCCGAGGCGTCATCCGTCCAGAAGGGAATCCCCCACTGGGCGCGCATGAATTGCTCGTCCCGTGATTCCTTGCCCCAGATATCGTCGGGGAGATTCAGCGGAAACGGCACGTCCTTGGCCAGGGCCAGGTAGCAGAAGTCGCCAAACTGCTCGCATTCTTTCTGTACGTCTTTCTGCATCCCGTTGGCGGACTTCAGCCGCTGGCCGAGGCCGTTTTTCGAGAAGATCTCGTAGTAGGTGATCAGATCCCAAGCGTCCGACTTGGAATTCTGCTTCGAGTCGACCTTCGATCCCTCGCTGGACTGGGACCAGCGGCTTTGCATGTGGCCCTTATTCCGCAGGGTGCCTCTCGGGAGATTGAATCTCGCCTCCACAAGGTTCACGGGCTCGGTCCACTCGATGGCAATGAATTGGACATCCTCGGGCCTGGACGCGTCCGGGTCCTTGTGGTATTGCGTCGTGCACAGGTATTCACTGCGGGGGTAGCGGATGTTGCTTCCCCGTGGTGCGTACATCCGCGTGTACATCAGCCCCAGTCCGGTTACGATCGCTTCGGTGATCGCCCTTTGGGCCTGGGCCTTCTTCCCGGATTCAAGCTGTAGCCAGTTGAGATAATGCTGCTTTGTCGAAGCGACCGCCTCCTTGACTGCCTGTCGTTGAGCTTTCTGGTACTTGCGGATCTCGTATTGCTGGGCGGCTTCCGGGTTTTGGGTGTCGATCCCCAGGGCAATCGGGTCGATCTCCGGTAGGTACACCGGACTCACCTCGACCTCCGGGTACTGGTTCAGCATGGACGGCGCGAACAGATCCACCCCGTCGGAAATGCGATTCAGGGTCATCTTGAATTCGGGTAGCGGGATCGCCGCCGCCTCGTCCAGATACCCGTCCGATGCGCGCGCATACTCCTGGTCCCACATGAAGTTGTGGGCCGTGTTGTAGAACTTGTAAATCTCGTCTGCGTACTTGCCCCACCGCTCCAGCTTTTGCTCTCTAGCGGGGCCGTTGATCAATTCCAGCCACTGGTTGCGAATGCCGATCAGTGGATGTGTGTCCAGCAAAGCGTTATTCATGGCCTACCGCCTGTGGTTCTGGCGACTCCGTGAGTTTAATCCTCCGCTTCAACTCTTCGGTACTGAGCTTCGGGATCGCGGGAATGCCAAGTTCCTTGCCTCGTTCGAGAAGTTTTTGGTACTCCGATTTCTCGGCCGGCTTCGACTTCCGCTTGTGATGCGGTTGCTGTCGCGGCTGCTGGCTGTCCAGAGGGGCGGTTGGTACCAGTCGCTGGCGGATCTCATCGCGAAACGCCATTTCATCCTTGTACTTCTGCGTGTAGTCCCACGCCCCGGCTTCCAGATGGGCTCCACCGAGTTTCAGGTTGGGATCGCTGACATGAGGCACTGATTCGGCGGCCGTGAAATCGCCCAGTGGGACGTAAAGCTGTGCAATCGTCTGCCCGCCGTCGAAGTGACGGGACACGAAGGCGATGTCCGCGCGGCTGTTGGGTACGGCCTCCGGATAGTAGAGGACCATTTCGCCCTGCTGGATGCCGGGCATACTGTAAGCGGCCAGCTCGTCTTGGATGTCCAGTTTCGTCAAGCGGCCGTGCCTTTGGGCGAGTAGGACGTGAGGTTCTGCGGTCAACATAATCAAGCTCCTCTTGGGCCAAGGGTTATTCCGGATTCCCGGTTATGGAGTCCACGGTCGTACTTCTCTTGCATTCTCCAGATCTTGTCGGCTTCAAGAAACGCGGCCATCGGGTCAAGCCGTACTTGCCGCGTAGGCGGCCGGACATACGGCATACCGTGCGCGGCCAGCATTTCCGTCGCTTCGCATGTGTGAATCCGCGCGTGCCCCCGCCGGTTGGCTTCGTCCAAAACCACGGTAATGCCGTTGCGCAATTCCGTTTTGCGCTTGAACCCGATCATCTCACGCACGCTGTGTACGCACTTGAACATGACAACCATCAACGTCGGGTAGCCCTGTTCAATGCCCGACTCGCGGATAGTCAACCACGTCCGCAATGCTGTTTCCCTTGCCGGGATGTTGTCACAGCCATTCAGGAACCGGCTGCCCCGCACCTCGCAAGCAATCTCCCGCTTCTCCAGTTCCCGCTCGTACTGCCGCCGGGGAAGGACGCCCGTTCCGATCTGCCGGAGTTGAGCGCCTCGCGCGTCGATAATGAAATCCTGAACCGTCAAATTCTTTGTCTTGGCTGCCAGTTCCACGCCGAATAGCGGTGCCGTGCAACGCCGGATGTACAGTTCGTCAAACTGGATCTTCCAGGTGCCCAGTTGCGTTGGCGGGACGGTGAAAAACGTTACCGCGCCCACGTTGTAGCCGGGGTCGAACGAAAGGTAGTTACACCAATCCAACGGCGGGACATATTCGTTTTGGGCGAGGATACGCAGTGCTTCGGGCACCCGCGGGTTGTCCAGGTCCACAACAGCATCGTTCACCGTCTTCTCGAAGGCCGGGTACATCATCACGCTCTGCAGCGACATGTCCCCTTCCCACCGGCGCTGATACTCTTCCTCGCCCATCGACCTCCAGATCCGCTGGTTTTCCTTGCGGGTCTCCTCGGACAGGTAAATCGTCTCGTCGCCGCTGACTGTAATGGCAACCGTGCGAGGCTTCTTTAGTTCTTCTTCCTCTTCTGCGCGTTCGAGCATGTACCGCATGTCGTCGACCCTTGCATGCGGCAGCGCGGCCCATCGCAGAAAACCGGTTTTCATAAAGCGGCCGGCTCCCGGCGGCTTTGACAAACGGCCGATCAACTCGCTGATCCAGCCGCCCGCTGCCACGTCCTCGTCGATAATGGCCAGATTCAACGAAAAACCCTGGGCGTGCGACGGATCGCCCTGGCTGTTCAAGGCGTACAGCGTCCAGCCGGTCGTGAAGTGGACTTCTTTGAAGATCCTTTGCGCCCGCTTCTCCCAAGCAAACTTGCCGTCGATGAACCGCTTCGGGATCAGCGGAGGGGCAGGGCGCTTCTCGTGTTCCCGGTGGGCGTCCCCTTTCTTGCCGTCGATGGATTTACTCTTGTTCCATGGTCGATACGTGCGGTATTCGTCCGTATCTTCATCCCGGATGATGTCGAATGCGCCCCACTTAAACAGCTTCGGATACAGCACCCGCCCAACATGCGTCTCGCCGTACACCAAGCACGCCGCTACGCCATCCCTGCTCGGGTATTTTTGATACGGGTCCTGGTCCGTCAGCGCCCTAGCCAGTTCTGCCATCGTGGCAATCGTCCCGCCAACCTGGTTTCCCTTGATCATCAGGACTTCTTTGCACGCCGCCCGGTGCAGTCTCTCCTGGTGGGGCATCGGCTCGTATAACTTCAATGCCTCGACACCGCGGTCCTTGCACAGCCGGAAGTGTTCCCGCAGCGCTACCCGCTCGTGACGGGTCAGCTTTTTCGGCAACGGCGGCAAGACGCCGTATTCATACTGCGTCAGATCTTTCGTCATGGGCCTTTTGAATTTTCCTGCTGCGATCCCTACCTACGTACCGCTTCGCCAGTTTGAAAATCTTCTTGTCCATCTCTTCGTCCAGTTCGTCGTCCGACCAGAGTTCGCTGGGCTGGCTGATGGCATCTTTCGCCTCGGCCTTCTCGATCAAAGACACCAGAAGCGTCATGTACCGGAGCCTGGTCGGCGAACCCGGTGGGGCAGCCAGCATTTCCGCCTGCATCCTGGCCATGATTCCCGTGGCACCGCCGAATATCTCGAATCCCTGTTCGGCGATCGCACCCAGGGAAGCCGGCGATATATCACCGTCAGTGGAAATGACCTGCTCCAGGAGTTCCGCCGCCTTCTCGTCAAGCTGCTCTGCGGCCGAAACAAACTCCTTGGCCTTCTCCTGTTTTTTCTCTTCCCTGCGGCACGTCTTGCAGGCGTACCGGAGCCCGTCCGATCTCTGTTTGTCCCTCTGGAAATACTCTGTTGTTGCGGGCTTCACCTCCCCGCAGCGCGAGCACATCTTCGCGACGGTCATCGCTTTCGGCGATTCGTCCGTCCCTTCCGGCGATTCGTCCGTCCCTTCCGGCATTACGCTGCCCCTATGAAAAAAAATCGCCGGGTACAGTGGCCCATACCCGGCGACCCTCACACCCAAACATCGCTCGACGAAGGCCGCCGACGCGTTAGGATTCTTTAGCACCAGGGGACATTCATTTGCACCCAAATGTCGGCGTCCGTTCCGGCGGCCATGGTTTTCGCTTCCAACGCGTAGGCCACGACCAGTACCTGCGAACCGCTGCCGGACGTTTGCGCCGTCGCCAGCCGCCCCGCCGCGTCTCCGGACACTTCCAGCGGATCGCCGATGGAGATGTCGCCGTAGAAATCGCCCGCCGCTTGCGGCGTCTTGGCGATCGCAGGACCCTTGCAGATGCCCCAGAAGCAAGAAGCGTCCGGGCAGCCGGCCGCCAACATCCACGGATCGGCCAGCACAACCGTGTCTTGACCGACGGTTGCGCAAACCGCGTCCACTTCAGTCACCAGGTCGTAGGTCCCGTTCGCGTCGTCGCGAAGCTCGTACATTTGCTTCGGAAGTACCGCGGCCCCGGAGTTGTTCTCCAGTAAGACCGCGAGAATCTTGGCCCCCACGAACCGTTGCTGATAGGCCGTTGTCGGCCTGTAATTGCGGCACTCGAACCAGTTGAACATGCCTTTCATCTCAACGTCCTGGCCGGGCATGGTTTCGCCCAGGCTAGGGAACGTTCCGAGTGAATTTGAGAACGACATAGTCTAAGTCCTCTCGTTATGAACTTTGTTGTTGAAGATGTCCGCCGTTACTCTCGGGCGGCTCTTAGGTTTGACTGTGAGTCGCCACAACCTTCCAGAAGTTGCGGGGGCTCTTGAATCTCAGGTTTCCACCGACTTTGCACACGGCCTCATGCTTTTGCTTCATGAAGTCGTAGCGGGGGCCGAATGACTGAATCAGATTGGAGTACAGCGAACGACCCGAGAGGGCGTTATAGCTGTAGCCGTAACAGCAATTCGAAGGAACGGCGTTGTCCCACGTCAGTTCGACGCCGTCGAAGTTGATGACATCCGTAAATCCGAGGGCCACCAGCGATTGCTTGTCGCCGCGCTGGATTTGGATGCGTTCCTTGTCGTCCAGCAGGTTTTTGAGCTGGAACCATAACTGCCGGTCCATCAGGCCCGTCGTGCTGGCCACTTTCCGCCCAAACCGGCCTTGATGCACGATCGCAAAGCGGATCGCCTCGTCGCCCTGGGTGGCGAAATTGTCGGACGCACCACTGAAATTCGAATGCGTCGAATTTGCGATGACCACCAGCGGGCTCCACGCCTCGTATTCGGCGTCCGTGTTCCGGTACGGCCAGCAATTCGTCGCACTCACTGTGTCGTGAGCCGAACCGCCCAAGCCGCCCAATTCCGTTGACAGCCCGGCGTACGTGTCGTACGGGTAGCCACAGATGTCCGCCTGATTGGCCGCGCGCTGCGCCTGCGTCGAACTGTTGATCGTGCCGTTGGTGGCGAAGAACGATTCGAAGCCGTGCCAGTATTCGGTGTAGCCGGTGGCTTCGCCGTCGTAGAAGTAGACGTGCGGAATCACCTGCTCCAAGTCCTCGCGGATATTCTCCACCAGGTTGTCGATGATGCGGATGATCCCTTCCGGACTGCGGTTCTGGAGAACCTCCAGCTCGGAAATCGCGTCGTCGGCGTAGAAGCCCCTATCCGGCAAGGCAGCGATCTTGTACCGCTGCTTCGGGCTGGAGTGAAGCGTCTCCACCATGCGGTTGCCGCGCACCGTGCCGCGCTTGTACTGCACGTTCCAGTCGAAACCCCGCCCGGACTGGTTCTTCTTCCAGCGGCCGGCCGCGTTCAACTGGGCAGCAAGCGGATAGTCGCGGATGTGCGCCTTCTCCACCTCGCGGGTGTGCTTGGCAAGTGTCGTAGAACTCTGCCTGTCAAATTCGACGTAATCATACGCCTGAAATGACGTGACCTCGGTATTAGCCCAGGCAGCCATGTCAAAACCTCCCATTAGAGAAACGTGCCAGAACGCCGGCTAGACAGATGCGTCAGCCGGAGTCACGGCAAAACTTTCGAAGAAACCACGTCCTTTCAATCGCGCGGCCGTGTCTTCGCCAGCAGAGAGGTTTGGGTTTTGAGGGATTTCTACTTCTTCTTCAGCGGATTGCGGCAAGCTGCCCGTTCGCTGTTGCGACTTAAGCGCTGCGCCCTGAAGATGCTGCTTCTTCTTGTCTTCCGCAGTCTGGCGGGCACCGGCGTTGGCCGCTTGGGCTTCTGACGAAGCGAATGACTGCGACAGAATCCGCTCCGCGTAGCGGTAGCGGCCCGCCTCCGATGGAATGCCGATCTGCTCGGCTTCCCCGAGGGCGTCGCTAAACTGCTGGCCCAGCGGAGTCAGCCGGTTCGTGTCCGGTTGCCCTGTCAGCGGATTCGGCGCGAACAATACCTTCTCGTACTTGTCCACCACGCCGGCTACATACGCCTGCTCGCCGCTGATATCCAAACGCTGCGGCAGTTCCTTGGGATCGAACCCCCACTGCTCTTTCAGCGCGCCGACAGCCTCTTCGCGGGCTACCGACTCGACAAGCTGCCTGAAGTCCTGTGGCCGGTAGGCAATCAGATTCTGCCACGACTCCACATCCGCCTGATACTGCTCCGCCGAAGCCCGGACGGCCGGCGGCGTTTCCGGCAACCAGTCGTACGTGCCCGTCTCGTCGTTCATCCGCCGGTATTTCTGGATCTGGTGAACGTCGGGCTCCTGGAATTGCGGCCAGGTGGGGTCTTGCGGCGTGGGGACCGCTACGTCGCGCGTTGGATCGGCCTGCTGGGCCTGCTGGGCTTGGTAAAGCTGCACCCGGTACGCCGCTAATTCCTGATCCTGCTGCCCGATACGGCGGTCGTACTCTTGCTGGCGGGCGATCTGCTCCTGGTACGCTTCGAGAAGGCGATTGCGCCCGGATTCTTCGTCCTTGACATCCTGGAATCCAACCTCTTGAAGCTGATTGGCAAAAGTAGGAGATATTTCCTCGGCGATTTCCGGCTCTATGGGCGGATCTGCCTCGCCTGCCGGTGCCTCCGGCGGCTGTTCTTCGACTGCCGGGGGCGTCTCAGTAGCCGGTGACGTGTCTTCCGTAGCTTCCTCGGGAAAGAGCTCTTCCTGCGGCGTTTTGGCCATCCTTGCTCCTCTCTTCTCGTCTGGGTGGAGAATAAGAGGGGTGCCAGCGTGCCGCACTGCGCGTAACTAGGGGTCGCCAGAGTATGCGCAGATTGGCACTCTGACGACCCGTACATTAGGTATGGTAAGCAACAAAAGAATCGGCTGTCAATAGCCAGTGCCTAAGAATAGACAGATGTGCGCAAGAATCAGGCAGGCCCCCGACCGCCGCAAGGGCTTAAGGTGGGAAAATCATTCGGAGTCAGCGAACAGAAGAGAAATCGCCGAATCGACCCCGCGGGGTCGATTGTAGGACGGCTTTTCGAGGAAGAAGGGCGATTTTGGAGGGTAGATTTTGGCTAATTGTCCAGTGTTGTGCAGGGCGTTCACGCCGCCCACGTCATCCCTTTCATCGCCTCCAGGACCTCCATGTCGCCCGTGGTGGTCAAGTATCGCGCCGTCGTCGATACGCTCGAATGACCCATGGCACGCGAGATAATTCCAATCGGAATGCCGGCCCGCATCAGCTTCATGGCCCCGCTACGCCGTAAATCGTGGCAACGCATCGGCTTAGTGATTCCCAGCCGCACGCCAAGACCCTGAATCCACTTTCGCACGTTGTCCTTATCCATCTTGCGGCCGGTTCCAGTGCAAAACAACGGTACGTCCCCGGCAAAACCCATCTTGACGCGCGCGGCAACGTGTTCTTCCACCATGGGTGCCATGTCGGGCGATAGGGCCACCCGCCGCGGCTTGCATCCCTTGCCGCGACGGATGTACAACTCCCCGGCACCGCCCGTATCGCCAATGTAGTCATGTGGAAGCATCGACAACGCCTCGTCAATCCTCGCCATCCCCGCCCATAGAACAACCACCAATGCCCGATTCCGAAGCTGAACCGGCCGCTCGGAACCACAGCCATGAATCAGCCGCATCAACTCGTCCGGAGTGTATTCCTCCGGAGGCCACTTCGTCCCCTTCACGTTCCCCTTGTGCATCACGACCCCTCCCCATTGACTTGTGTCTCAATGGCCATTATAATAGCCATGTAGATGGAAAATGTCAAGGCAACGAATGAACCCATGACCGGACGACCGCCACTACCCAAAGACGTCGCGCGAAAACGCGTCATCAAGGTCTGCGTCAACGACGACGAATTCAAACTGATCGCCAAAGCCGCTACCCCCTGGATCTCCACCTGGTGCCGGGAAATTCTACTCGAAGCCGCACGACAACCCTCACGAAAAGGAAAAGATAGTGACGATGAAAGATGATATCGCTGCAATCCTGCGGACGCTTTCCTTGCACCACAACCGACTTGAAGACCTGGAAAGCTCTCGCGAGAGATACAGATACGCTTGCACGACCTGCCGCGGCACGGGGCGGACTCGTACAGACGATTGGACGCAATATCTGCTCGCATTGAGAAAGTCATCAAGATA